ATCTAGTACGGTCTCGTGGGCTCGGAGATGTGTATAAGAGACAGCCCATATTGAGAATGGTTCCCATTAAGCGGTGATGCGACACGCCGGGTCGGTTTGACTTGTGTTGTGTTGTGTGGTACGCGGAAGTGTACGCGGTGAAGCGGTACGGTTGTGGCGTGTCGTGTTTTATGGTGTGATATTATATAGTGTCGGTTTCAAGGGAAAGGGAGAAATAAAATGAGTTTTATGAATCTTGAAGCGTTGTCTAATTCGATTGATTTTAACGTGAATAGTATTTATGATGTGTACGTGTATTTTGTTGATATTGCGTCCGATTGCTTAATTGAAACTCGGTTTGTCGATTGTATTGACGCATACGGGCTGAGGGATGTGCTTGAAGATGGCGTGTTTTATGTTCCGGGTGCAATGTGCTTAGGTTATCGCATTAATCGGTGATGGCCATGTTTTGCAAGTGTAATAGTTGTGATTTCGTCAAGGATTATGTGTTTGCGTATTGTCGTGATATTGTTGATTTGATGCGGCGGGGTTTGTGGGAGGGGTGATGTGATGGCCTATTAGCTCAGTGGTTAGAGCGGCATCCTTATAAGATGTGCGTGCCGGGTTCAATTCTCGGATAGGCCACGCGATTTGTGTTACATTTGGTCATGACATGTCGTTCGATGTGTCATGATCTTTTTTATTTGTGAGGTGGTTTGATGGATATTAGTGCAATCGCAAGCGTTGTCGGGAGTGTTGGTTTTCCGATTGTCGCGTGTGTTGGTATGGCGTGGTTTATCGCCACGACTTTCAGTGATTTTAATGATTTGATGACGAAGAACAATGTGTTGACTGAGGAGCTGATCGCATTGCTCAAGAATAATAAGGGGGGTAGTGGTGATTCGAATGTGGCGTAGTGTGTTGGCGTGCGTATGCGTGTTGTCGTTGCTTTTTGTGCCGTCTGCGAGCGCGGATATGCGCGGGGTGGATGTGAGCAATTGGCAGTGTGATATTGATACGTATGCGTTGGATGCTGATTTTGTTGTGGCGGGTGCCACTTGGGGCACGGGCGGTTTCAACAACATGTGTCTGACCAATGGCGTGAATCAGGCGGCTAACTATCAGCTCGGGCGCGCGTCGGATAGCGGCAAAAGTATCGGCGTGTATCATTACGCAATGGGCAACGACGCGCGACGCGAAGCCGATTTTTACATTGATAACGTTAAGGGTTATGTTGGCCGTGCGGTGCTTGCGTTGGATTGGGAGTCTCAGGATAATCCGCAGTTTGGTAATGGCGCGTGGATTGATGCGTGGGTGCAACGTGTGTACGAGCGCACGCATGTGTGGCCGGTCATATACTTGCAGGCTAGTGCTCTGGGGCAGCTTAGCGGATACGCGCGTGAACATTGCGGCGTGTGGGTTGCACAGTATGCGACCAATATCGCCACCGGTTGGCAAACGCGACCGTGGAATTACGGCGTGTATGGCGAGGCGATGCGCCAGTATACTTCGAACGGGTATATCTCCGGGTATGCCGGCCGTTTGGACTTGAATTATTTCAGGGGCGAACGGTGGCAGTGGGACGCCTATGCGACGGGTGAACGCGACGGTGGTGCCGACCGGTCGGTGGGTGACGCAACGGTCGCCGGCCGTCCGGCGGGAAGCACGTCCGTGGGGCGGTGTGTCGCGGTTGTCTCCGGAGACACCTTGAGCGGGATCGCCGCGCGTGCCGGGTTGCAACCGTGGACGGCGTGGACGGGCTATGCGTCGGGTGATCCGGGTTTGATCTATCCGGGTGAAATTGTGTGCTATGGTGGCTCGGCGTCCGTGCCCGAGTCGGCGGCGCGTACTCATACGGTGGTGCCGGGTGAATCGCTGTGGGCGATTTTTGGCGGTGATTGGGCGCGTGTCGCCGCGCTTAATGGGTTGTCTAATCCGAGTTTGATTTATCCGGGTCAGATTTTGCGTTATTGAGAATCAATGTCAATAATCGGCGTGTTGCTTTTTTTGCGCACGCCGATTTTGTGTTATAAATATTTATGCCATCAAATAGGTGGTAAAAAGATAGAAACGGATAATAAACATGCGAAAGATACGAAAGGCAATCGCTGACAGCACCATAAGCTACTATGATCGGGATGGCGTGCTACAGACGTTCCACACCACCGGAAACGTTCGCACCGTCGAAACGGCAGTCAGGGTGCTTATGGACGCCGGCATCGTCAACGTGTTGGTTGACGATATTACAGTTGATAAAACCGTGTACGTGATGGACGTTGACACGTTCGTCGAGCACGCGGAACGTATCGACTCCAGCGTTGACAACGACAACGACAACGACAACGACAAAGATATTGAATTCTGAAAGGAACTGAAATGAACAAGGAAAACGAACAGATGAACGACACCGTGAATGAAACCGCGCAGAACACCGCTGACAACCATCGTTATATTTGTACGATGGATGACAGCACGTTCGAGGGAAAACGCGCCATCGTCAACGCACGCAATAACGCGGTGTCGTTGAATGCGCACGGTGCGGAACCGTTTACGGTTATCGGCGTTTACATCGCGCCGGGCGTCCGTTCTCAGACGGGGCAGAAGTGCACGAACGTCTATCTTTTCGGAAAGGACGGTAAAACGTATTTCAGTCAGTCCCAGGGAATCTACCGTAGCGTGCTGGATATCTACGATGTGTTCCCCGATTTCAACGCGCCGGACGGCATCACAGTCGCGGTCAAGCAGACCGCACTTGGTGGTGGGCGTTTCACGAAATCGCTTGAAATCAAGTAGTTCGGAATGAAACAAAAGTGCCATAATACGTTATGGCACTTTTTTATAAGGCGGTGAACATGCCTAGAGCGCATAAACGAGCGGACGTTTTGACTGCGAAACGCAAGCGTGTGCGGCGTGCGATAAACAGTCTGAAAAAAAGCATTACCGACACCATGCCCGAAAGTGAAGCACGCGCACGGCGCGCTTACATCCAGCGGCTTGAAACGCAGTTGAGAAACACATATGTAGGGCGTATCCGTAACGTTGCCATGCGTGACGAAGCGTATCAGCGTGCGAACGAAAACGCCGACAAGCTCGTGCGACAAGCGAGCGAGGTGCGCGGCGGCAAAGGGCGTGCGAGGGAGCGCGCGCGTTCGTTCCATATCTTTCGAGAGGAAATGCGCTTAGCATCCAAGGGGATGCCGAGCGCACTGGGCGATCTCGGGCGGGAAAAAGTTAAAGTGTTTTGGCGATACACGCAAAACATATGGCAGAAACCGAACGTACCGCCGAACAAACGACTAGAGGCCATCATGAAAGCATATGACGCCGATTCGTTAAGCGCGCTTTTTGATACTATCATGCAACGAAACGAAAAGGCGTTGGAGTACGCCAAAAACATGAAAATGCATACAGGTGAATTGGAGGATTATACGGACGTTGACGGCGGTAGCCCGGTGTGGCTTGTGGCGGTCTCACCCGACGTGATCCGATGAAAGAACGCAAGAATTTTAGGGTTGCCGCGATATTCGACACCGAAACGACCAACATTGGCGAGGGTGCCGAGACGCGCGCATACCCGATATTGTACATTTTCAACGATCTGCGTGACACGCCGCTGGAATCGTACAACCCCGAAACGGATGACGTACGATTCTACCGGCATACATCCGAAGCGCTGGACTACATCGCCGATCTCATCGCCTACGGACAGACACACGGATTCATCCCCGTTATCGCGGCATACAATCTCATGTTCGACATGCAGACTCTCATGTTGGAATTGGCGCAGTCGTATACGATCACCGCTAATGCGCAGACGGCGACTAGCGTGTATACGCTTGACTTGTGCGTGGGCGGCGACGTGGTGTGCCGGTTCTGGGATACGTTCTATCTCGAGATGGGCGGACTGCGTGCGATGGGTGAGACATGCGGTTTGCCGAAAGCGGTGGGCGATTGGGATTACTCGCTTGTACGCACGCCCGAAACCCCGTTGACCGAAGAGGAGCTGTTTTACGCACGGCGTGATGTGCAGGTGATACCCCAGTATCTGCAATGGTTGCTACGCGCGAACCATTGGCTCACGCCGGACATGCTGGGATGCCGTGTGCTTACCAAGACGTCGCTTGTGCGGCAGATGGCACGGCGCGAGATCGGCGGGCGACGCGTCACGTTGCAAAGTGGTAAGAAAATCACATTGCAACGCGCGTTCGAGTTGACTTGTAATCAGGAGTTTCCGAAAAACTATGAGTCCTATGCTTTGCGCAAAGCGTGTTTCCGTGGCGGATTGACGTTTACGAGCGCTAAAACCGCTAGCGTTGTGGTGGATAACGTCGCGTCGCTGGACGTTACGTCGATGCATCACGCGTTCATCAATGGGCGGCGATTGCCCGTGAAATTCGCTCCAGCGCCTACGGATATCCTGCAAATCGCGTGCGAACGCATTATTAACACGCCGCTTGAAGATGTGTTGTCGAATTATGATGACCCGTTTCTCACGGGACTGCATGTGGCTGTGAGATTCGTTAATCTCAGGTTGCGTGAAAACACATGTTTCGACGCGTGGGGCATTGCGATATGCCCACGTTCCAAGTTCGTGCGCACGCTACGGGCGGGCACCGATTACAGCAACAACGAACGCGCGAAGACACAGGACAACAGCATACGCGCGCACGGCTATGTGGACAGCGCAATAAACCCCACATATGCGTTCGGCAAACTGTACCGGGCGGACGAATGCGTGTTGCACGTGAATGAGATTGAATTGTGGAATATCGGACAGGTGTACGCCTATGACGCAATGCAAGTGCTGTACGGCGAAAGCACCACTAAAACAATAATTCCGCCCGATTACGTCACCTTGCAATCCAATATGCTGTTCGCACGGAAAACCGACGTGAAAAATCTGATTAAACGTTACCATGAGGGCATGGCATACGCGGGCGAAATACCCGATTCAATCCCCGAGGGAATCGCGCGCGACGCTAAGACGGGCACGTTGAGCGTGAAATTCCTGCAATCCTATTACGGATCAACCGTTAAAGGCCAGTTTAATGGAATCTATGGGACTCAGGCGCAAGACGTGATGAAGGCGGACTATCGTGTGACGGAAGACGGTGAGCTGGAAGTGGATAAGACGACTGTTTGCACGCCCGAGAATTTCGCGAAAAAACGGCCGAAGACACCACGCGTCCTATACACGTACGGCATGAGAATCGTAGCGGGCAGCAGAATGCACTTGCTGATCGCCATGATGCTGATATATCGGCGTTTCGGCGATCGTGTGACGGTGACGGGCGGCGATACGGACAGCCTGAAAATCAGCTGCGCCGATGACGTGACCGACGCGGAACTATTGGACGCGCTCGAACCGTTGCACACCGCGATAGAAACCGCGATCAACCGCATCATGCGGCGCGTCCGAACCACCGCGCCCGACATGGCGTCAACCCTGGATCACATCGGCAAATTCGAGGTGGAGGATTGCGGCGGCTCCACACGGTACGCCGAACATATGGAATTGTGGAACAAGGCACGCGTCAGCCTGGACAAGGCCGGTCGTGTGCATGTCACCTGCGCGGGGCTCCCGCGGCCGGATGGCATGTACACCATAGAGGATTTTATAGCCGATCTCATGCATGCGGGGCACGGTTTCGCGGAAACCGTGCAAATGTCGCTCGGCTATGACGTGTTGGTCGATTATGGCATATGCCACACGTTGCAACGCAGCCGACCGCATGTGTGGGACCGGTATGTCGGCAGCGTCACCGATTATCGCGGCACGGTGACGCATGTTGACGCGCCCGAGGCGATCGCGCTGTACCCGTCCGGCAGGTGGCTCGGCGAATCGGACAAACAGGCGAACGAGGAGAACATAGCGTATTTGCGGGATCTGTATAATCGGAATGTGGAGACAGAGCCGCGCGAACTTATTGTGCGGGACGGCAAACCTATGATTGTGAGCATGGATGGTGCAATATTATTATGATCGGCTGAAAAGTCAGATTCTGCCGCGCAACGCTGATGTGAATATGATCATCGGCGCGCGTGGCTTGGGCAAGACATATGGTGTGCGAAAATACATGATAGAGGATTATCTGAAAAACGGTATCTGTTTTGTGGAGGTCACGCGTTACCGTGAGGAGAACAACGATGTCGCCGCGAACTATTTCAGCCGTATCATACAGGATGATATTTTTCCCGATTATGAATTCCGGACAACGAACAAAATCGCCGAAATACGCCGAAAGAAAACAGGCAAAAAAGAAAACCCATGGAAAACGTGTGGATATTTCATACCGTTGTCATTACAGCAGCAGAAGAAAAAAAGCACATTCGTGAACGTGCGGAACATCTGTATGGACGAAATCATCATCGATACGGATGACCGATATCATCGGTATTTGAAAAACGAATATGAGCAGCTGGCGAAACTTGTGGACACCGTCACACGCGAACGTCCCGACGATACAAAACTACGCAAGCCGCGTATCTTCCTGCTGGGCAATGCGTGCGACGCGTTCAACCCGTATTTCCAACACTATGACGTTCCGTTGGAACCTGATTTCGGCTTGCAATGGCTCGGGGGGAAGACGTGTCTGTTCGACTATGTGCGCAATGATGAATACGCGGAACAGAAAACCAAGAACACGGTGGCCGGACGCATGTCGAAAAACAATAATGACATGACCGCTAAAAACAGATTCAAGCACCACGGCACCGATTTCATCGAAAAACCACACGAACATTCAAAACTCAATTACGTGTTTCGATGGATGAGCAACGAGTATGGTGTGAACGTCGATCTACGATGCGGATACGTCTTCATATCATCGAAATATGACGGCGGTGCCCGTGTGCCGTATTTCGCCATCACAAGGGATGACAACAAATTGAACTACCTGACCGCGAATATCGCAAAAGACCTGATTAAAAACCTGACATCGTATTACGCAATGGGATATTTACGTTATGATGCGGTGGAAACGCAACACGCCGTGCTTGAAATGCTCAAGAATTTCGGCGTAAAATGATGCGTGGCATACGGTGAGGTGTCATAGCGGTGCCGATAAAACACATCGTCGAAACCCACGGTTGACTCCGCCGACGATATGGCCGTACAGGGAAAGCGCGCCGGTAACCGCTGTGGATCACGTCGTGAGTATGCTATTCTTGAGCCGTACCGGTCACATACCGGTACGGCTTTTTTTCATATATGAAAGGAAAAAACAATGCACGACGATGAAACCACCGAGGAAAAGGACGACGCGGAACGCGACGACCTTACTGACAATGAAGCGCATCGAACCGGCGAATTCGACGATTTGCGCGACATGCTCGCGCGCGTCCTGGACAAGATCGACGCGATGAACGAACGCATAGGCGGCATCTATGACAACTTCACCGATTCCGTGGCTCAGATGATCGAAAACGGCGCGACCGTCAAGGAAAACGACGATGACGACGCGGCGGAAGCGATCGCGCAGGCCGCGGCAGAGGACTTGGAAAATCTCGATTACACACTCTGAAAAAAAGGAATGATGACTTATGGCAGTAGATAACGCGACGATCCTGGACAAGGTGCGTCTCAAGGGTACCGACGATTACCAACAGCGTATACCGTCCGCCACGCAGACCGGTGTGGCGAACACCATGCGATACTTGTTCGACCCGATGAACCGACAGTACTTGAACGACTGTGTTTGGAACATGGTCAACCGCATCGGGCTCACCGTCATGGCGCAGAACGCACCGTTTGAAAACCCTCTGGCGGTTTTCAAAAAGGAAAACTTGTACTGGGGCAGCACCGTGCAGGAGATCGCAGTCAAATGGATCAAGGCGCACGGCTACAAGGATGATGCCGAAGACCTGCTCAAGATGCACCGCCCCGAAGCGGCCGTGTGGTTCTATGAAATGAATCGCAAAGACCAGTACCCAATTTCGTGGACCGACGACGAATTGCGGCAGGCTTTCGTGGACGACTTCGGCCTGAATCGATTCATCGCGCAGATCATGGAAACGCCCCGTAATTCCGATAATTACGATGAAATGAACATCATGCTGGCGCTGATTCGTCATTACGAGCAGAATCTTGGTTTCTACAAGGTGCATCTTGATTCGATCCCGTCCGACGAAACCACGGCAAAGACGCTTCTCAAGGCGTTGCGTAGCACGGCGGGCAGGATGCAGTTCCCCTCAACCCAGTACAACGCGCTGAACGTCACCGACATCCCGGCATACGCCAACCCGCAACAGATGGTGCTGTTGGTCGAACCGGAATATCTCGCGTCGCTCGATGTCGATGCGTTGTCGGCGGTGTTCCAGCTGGACAAGGCCGACGTGCCGTATCGTATTATTCAGGTGCCGTCGCTTGGTATCGATGGCGCTGTGGCGCTGCTTGTCTCGACTGATTGGTATCAGGTGCGAGATACCATGTACGGCACATCCCAGTTCTACAATCCGCAGACGCTGACCAACACAATGTATCTCAACCATTGGGGCATCTATGGCGTGTCCCCGTTCACGCCGTGCGCGCTGTTCACCACGGACGCGGGCACATCCATCAAGGTCGTGACGCAGACCGTGACCGGCTTCACGCTGACCCCGACGACGGGTGAAGTCAAGGCGGGCGACCTGGTGCAGCTCACGCCGAAACTCACCGCCACCGTAACGCCGACAGGCACCGCCATCCAGGTGGCACCGGACGCGGCGACGTACGAGATCGCGGCCACGCACGCCGCCGCGGGCAAGACCGACGGTGCGGCGTTCGATCTCAACGCGAACACGTATGTGGACGATCAGGCGCGCCTGCACGTGCAGCGCGACGGTCTTGTCGCCGGTGACGTCATCACCGTGACGGGTACCGCAACGTATGTCAACCCGAACGGCGAGACCACGGAACACAAGGCGACTTGCACGTTCACCGTCGCATGATCGGAACCGATTAGAATGGGTGATGTTTCACGTGAAACATCACCCATTTTTCATAGTAGAAAGGCATGAATATGGATTTCCCCCACCTGCGAGACACGACGCCGTTCCCCGGTGACGATGCGCGCGTATACGCACAATACCGCAACGTTTTCGACTATAACGTATGGACACCCAATACCAGGATCAAACTGTGCCGGGTGAAATGGCTCGACGACTACCATGATGTCGTCAAATTCCCCGACGACACCGCACGAGACACATGGTTTGACAGACTGGACGGCGAAACCGTCAAGCTCACGACTAACATGTACATCGCACGCGCCGACGCGGACGGCATAAAATTGCCCGTGCCCTACATGACGGCGCAACAGTACAATTACATCGTCGTGGACTTTTCGCATGACATTATCAACACGCCGTACCAGAAAACCGACGTGCAGACACGCTATCATTTTTTCATCACTTCCGTGCGCGCGGAAGCGCCGAACACGACGACATGCACGCTCATGCGCGACGTATGGACGGACTACATCAACAGCACCACAATCAACGGCTTGCTGCTGTCCCGCGGGCACGCGCCTTTGACGGAAACGACACCGGCGCGACTCTTGGAAAACCCGCGTGCGAATTGCCGTGATTTCACGCTGCCCGATATCGACTATGGCAATGCCGCGTCGAATGTCAGGAAAAGCACGCCGTTCAACCTGCAGAACGGCGCAAGATACATCTGTCTGGCCGCAACGTTTTCAGCCGAGCAATTGCAAGCCATGAGCAACACGCGCGGCACGCACATCACGGACAGCGACCCGACATACAGCGACAACGACGGCACGGTAACGGGTTTCGCATGGGGTGCCGGAAACGTTTCCACGGCGAACGTCACCGGCGTAGGCACGTCATACAATTCAATCGATAATCTCACCGCAAGCAACGTGACCATGTACGCGCTCGAATCGTCCAAGATATCGGGTGATTATTTCGACACGCTTTTCGCGTATTATCCGCATATAACGTCCCAGATCACAGCCGTATTCGTAGCCACCGCAAACATGATGCGACTTGATAACGCCATCAGTGTGAACGGCGTCGAATGGCATACAGTCAACGGCGCGCGAACGAAACTATCCGATATTGATCTGACTATGGACGATTTCGGATACGCCACCGAATACGCGCGAATAACACGACTGTATCTCGCGCCGTACGCGCATTTGGAAATATCCGACAACATTGGCAATAAAACCCGTGTGGAAATAGCCGACTGCGGGCACCTCTCGGCGAAGACGCTCACATCCCTTAGCTATCCGATATTGCGGCAGATCGCGTGGCTTGACGGAATCGGAAGCGACGGCGATACGTCAATCAGCATCAATGCCATCGACGGGACTAGCATTACTAGCGACGTGCCGAACGCGGACGTGCTCAAAACGCTCATCTCGCACGACATACCGACATACGCGTTGCAACGTCGCGCGATCGACGCGCACCGCGCCGACGCATACAACCGGGAAGTCACGCAAGCGCGTGAAAACGCCATAATCGCCTACGAAAACGGCGCGCGTTCCGCGAACACCGGCGAATCAAACGCAAACGCGACGGCGACCACGGCGAAAGCCAACGTTAACGCAACGAACGCGACAAGCGTCGCCAATACAGCACGGGGCGTCATACGTGATAACGCCGTCACTACGGAAAACAACAGCACGCGCAACGACATGCTGACATATTCCAACACCCGCCTGGATGACGATTTAACAAGCACAAACATAAAAATCTATAGTGATTACGGCAACGATACGACATTGATGAACAAAGCGTTCATCGAGGGTTCGCAAAATTCCGCGATCACATCAGTCACCAGCATGGTGGGCACGGTCGGCGGTGCGGCCTTGACAATCGCGACCGGCGGTGCCGCCGCGCCGATCGCCGCGGGAGCGATGGCAGTCGGTAGCGCGGCTCTGCAAGGCTACAACACCGGTATGGCCATCTCGAATAATAGGGAGCTCAACGCGACCGCGAACGATGTCGCGAATTTCAAGCAAAAACAGGCGCAGGCCACCAATAGGGAACAGACCGCGCACGCGAAAACACAGGCGGCAAGCGCCACCGCCCGCGCGAACACGCAGGCGACCAACCTGACGAAGCTGGCGACGGACGCGGCAACCGAAATAAATAACAACAATGTGGACACGTCCAACGCAAACGCCAGCCGAACATACGACACGACGGTCGGCAACGCCGCGCGCTCACGCGACACTAGTGTCATGAACGCCAAAAACGTGATGACCAACACGCGTTCAAACGTGTCGGCCGCCTGGCGCGACTTGCTCAACCATGCCGCGCAGCCCGTTGGCACGTATGGCGGCGACAATTTCAGACAGGCCACGGGGCTTGACACCATGACCGTGAAAATCGTCACCGAGGACAATGGCGCGATCGCGGCGGCGGGCGATTACATGCTGCGCTACGGCATCGCAAGCAACAAGCTCTACAATAACCCGTCGTTGACGCCTTGCAGGCATTTCACGTATTGGCGGGCCGCGGACATATGGACGGTGTGCCCGCTTGCGCAAAACGAGCAATTGCAGACGATCAGGGATATTTTCAACTCCGGTGTTACAATATGGACGCAACCCGAGGAAGTCGGCGGCGACTTCATACACGACAATCTATAAGGCGGAAAAACATGGGACGTAAACGCACGCATAAAAGGTCGTTGACACGTGCGGAAATGGGCGAACGCGGCGCGCCGGTGTGGCAGCAATCCGAAGCGCTCAATTCGCAAGCGTATTCGATGGCGTATTCTCAAATGCTGAATATCGCGCTGTCTCGGTTCAAGTGGCTGAATCTACCGAAAACATGCGACGCGTGGTTTCTGGAATACAATCTACTGTATTTCGGCTACGCCACAATCGCGTTCCCGCATAGCAAACCGGGAGTGTTCTTCAGCACGCAAGCGGTGACCACATCGAATTTCAACGTGTATTACAAACCGAAGAAATGGGATAGTTACGGCATCAACGGATGGCGATTTCCGGTTAACAATTCCAACGGTGTATTCATCTACGCCAACCGCGCACGCACGCCACTCATTCCGACCATTGAATTTTTCGCGCATGAGATCGAAGATCTGTACATGACGCGGCGACAGAACCGATTCCACCAGAAAACACCGTTCATACTTGAGGTTCCAGCCGGACAGCAAACGGCGGGCGTCAATGTGATTAAACAGATATCGGGCGGTGAAATGGCGATCATGGCGACACCGGGTTTCACCGATTCCATGAAAGCAAACGTGCTGAAAACCAACGTCGAATACATCGGCATGGAATTGCAGAACGACATTCAAAACACTTGGAACGCGTTCTATCAAGCTTTGGGCATTAAAAACCTACCGTTGAAAATGGAGCGGCAGACCGCCGACGAAATCAACGACTACGGCGAACCCAGCGACCTACGGGCGCTCAGCGAATTGGAGGAACGGCGTGCCGCGTGCGACATTCTCAACACAAGGTTTGCGAAATATCTGAAAGAGCCGATACAGGTTGTATGGAATGAGGATAATATAAGCCGAAACTACAATTACCTTACCGACATTGAGGAACAGGCGGACAACGATGAATCTTGACACCGATTTTCCACACTACACGCCGAACGCCACACATGACGAGTATCATCAAGTCATGTCAATCACGTTGGGCGAACTATTGGTCCCCGGTGGCATCGACTGGACTTCCGATGAATGGTCATGGCGCGAAAGCGCGTACGATGACGCGCAATACACTCGCTGTTGCCGTAAAATCGAAAACCGTTACTACGATCGTGAAATAGGCGTATTGCCCGCCGGCAGATGGCGACGGCACTTTTTGCGCTTAATCGACGAGATAATGCCAACGCTCCGTCCGCTCTATGCGGCTGTCGCCGGAAACTCGGACGTCATGCTCTCCGATTCCGATACATGGCATAAGATGCGCACGGTGTTTTCAGATTTTCCCGCGACGCAATTGGCCGAAAATCAGGATTACGCAAGCAACGCGACGGATAATCAATATGAGACGATCACAAACGGCGATTTCATGGGTAAAATCGCGCATATCAAGCAAGGCGATTACGTCGATATCGACGTGTTGCTGTTAGACCATCTGGAACAATGTTTCAGCCCGTTGTGGACTGTTAATCTGGACAATTATTAAGGAAAGGAACGATAATGTTTCCGAACATTATAGCGTTAATGCCATTCTATGCATTATACGCATACACCCCGGCGATACCAAAATTCTACTGGAATGCGAAAAGCCAAGAGGAAATAGTAAAATACCTCTGTTGCGAATACGACAAACTGCGCCACTACGCGGACGCATTGGCCGACAAGGAAAACGAAACCGCGCAAGCGGTGAACCAGCTCACCGAAATATTCAAGCAATTTCAGGAATCAGGGTTCGACGACTACTACTATCAGCAGATTTATGACTGGGTGCAGGCGAACATGCCCAACATAATCAGCGAAGCCATAAAAACGGTATACTTCGGGCTAACACTGGATGGATATTTCGTGGCCTACATCCCGGAATCATGGACACAGATCATATTTGACACCGGAGCAGTATACGGCACACCTGAATACGGTAGACTTATACTATCCTACGACGTGTCAGCCGACGCGAAACCCGTAGAGCAACCCGCCACAAATCAAGGAGCATAAACATGACAAACACACCAGTACGCCAATACATCGGCGCACGCTACGTACCCCTATTCGCAGATCCCGCGGAATGGGACAACACTAAAACCTATGAGCCGTTAACCATCGTATTGCACGACGGAAACTCATACACCTCACGACAATACGTACCCGCTGGGATTGACATTACCAACACCTCATTTTGGATGCTGACGGGTAATTACAACGCGCAAGTTGAGGCGTATCGAAAAGATACATTAAATGCATTATCATTAGCGCAAACAAATAAAACAAACATAGATGATATAAATACGATACTAAGTATCTTAAATTCCGACACGGCCGACTCAGCAAATCAGACCACCGGAATAATAAACGTCAACAAACAATATGTAACACCGCAAATGTACGGCGCGGTTGCAAACGGTGTGCATGACGATACGCAAGCGTTTATACAAGCAATAGAAACCGCAAAAAATACGGGAAAAACATTATTTCTACCAATTGGAAAATATATTATAACACAATCAATAATTATAGATTTCTCAATAGAAATAGAGGGTATGCATCTATCAAACTTTCATTACGAAAATACCACAACAAATTCAGCAAGTATAATTTACGATAAAAGAACAGATATTACAACACCCTTAATTACAATAAACTTAAAAAACACAGGTTGCCCTAGTATAAAAAACATTACAATTATAGGACAACAAAACGACACCGACGCAATCTACATTTCACAAGGTGGATGGACTTTAACAATAGATAACCTATCAATAGACGGATTTAATAAATCAGCACTGACATTTGATGATTGTTTCGATTCTAATTTAACCAACATAACAATAACTCGATGTGGCCGCAACAGCGGAAACAATTACGCGTTAAATATAATAAACTCCTCTAACGCATTACATTTTACTAATTTGCATATGGAATTTAATAGACGATATATTAACATTGATTCATGCCGTCATATTTTTATTATAAATTCAAAATTTGAAGCCTACTACGGTGCGCAAACCGATATGGAAAGCATCTCAAACGATTACAGCTCACCATATATAAGACTAACAAACAATAAAGAAATAGATATAAGCGATTCATTTTTTGTGCCAGTAGGCACTAAACAATGGAAAACAAATAACCCCGATATAGACATAAATACAATACCACCGTTTATTCAAACCTCAAATAAAAAAGATATTTTTTCACACATAAAAATAACAAATTGCTTTTTTACGGCACCACCATCACACGGCCCCGGTGTGTATTATAGCGGTTTTGATAACACAACATTCTTAAATTGTGTTTTCCAAGACGCAACAATAGAAACATCTGCAATAAAAGGCGAAAATATAACTCTAGACAATTGCGCAATATATTACGCCGTAACAGACGCAACAGGGCGAGGAGAAACACAACAAATAACAAACAGTAGAATTATCAACACAAAGTTTACTACTACCGACAAATATAGTATAACAAATATTTCGACTTTAAAACTAATAAGCAAAGGCAATGAAGCATTAAATAATGACTACACATATTTCCCCGCTCTATACCCAACTGAAGCATATCAAGGCAATATAAACGTACAAGCTAACACATTGTCAGAAACATCACTAAAAACAATAACAAAAAGTAAGATTTATAAAATAAAAGGAAATATAACGTTTCCCAATACAACATCTGACTATAGAGGCTTCATACGAATACAAACAAACTATAGTATATATTCCATACCACTCACGCCTAGAATAAACGCATCAAACATATATTCATTCTATACTGAACTAGCTCTAAGCGTCGAAGAAAACGTATCATTGCAAATATATCACACAGCATCCACCGAACTAACTCTAACATACGTAATAAACATCTATTAAAACATACAAAATGACAAAAATTAACCCCGATAGGTTTTCCCTATCGGGGTTAATTAATCGAAACCGCCCTCAGATGGACAAAATGAGACGACACCACCAAAACATACTCAGCCATTTCAAGACCTCCAATCAAATATATTCAAGCTGTTTATAAAGCTCTCTAAAATCGATCGCATGACAATAACTGAAACCTTCGTCCAGATCGATGAAATCTTTCAGCATCACCCACCGGCCATGCATTCCACTGTACAGCTCGAATTGGTAGTCAGTGCCGCAATAGCCACATAAAGCCTCACGCCACCGAAACCTAACATCAAGCCCAGTATAATCATCCGGAATTGTGAAATAATGCCATTCGTTAATCATTTTATTTTTTCCTTTCACTCGAAACCGACACTATATAATATCACACCATAAAACACGACACGCCACAACCGTACCGCTTCACCGCGTACACTTCCGCGTACCACACAACACAACACAAGTCAAACCGACCCGGCGTGTCGCATCACCGCTTAATGGGAACCATTCTCAATATGGGCTGTCTCTTATACACATCTCCGAGCCCACGAGACCGTACTAGAT